ATACCCTCGTGGGCCAGATCCCGCATTACACTTAAAACCTCGCCAACCATCTCCGGATCAAGCGCGCTGGTAGGCTCATCAAACAGCATAACATCCGGATGCATGCACAGAGAGCGAACGATGGCGATTCGCTGTTTCTGACCGCCGGACAGCTGTGCCGGATAAGCGTTTGCTTTTTCTGCAAGGCCGACACGTGCCAGCAGCTCCATCGCTTCTTTTTCCGCTTCCGCCTTGGACTTTTTTAACACCTTGATCGGTGCCAGCGTCATGTTTTCCAGAATCGTCTTATTTGCGAACAGATTAAAATGCTGGAACACCATTCCGATTTTCTGACGATATTGATTTAAATTGCTTTTCGGATCTGTAATCTCTTTTCCTTCAAATAAAATCTCGCCCGAGGTCGGCATTTCCAGAAGGTTTAAGGAACGCAGAAAGGTCGATTTACCGGAGCCGGAGGGACCTACAATAACGACTACCTCACCCTGGCGGATCGTCGCATCAATATGATCCAGCACCTTCGTCGGTCCAAAGGACTTGCAGAGCTGTTTGATTTCAAACAGAACCTGTTTTTCCTGTCCGTTATCGCTCATTGACACGCATCCTCCTTTCCAGTCTGCTGATCAGAGCTGAAAGTACACTCACGCTGACCAGATAAATCAGAGCTGCCGCAAACAACGGCATATAAGGCTCATAGGTCTGACTTCTGACGGTATTCGCACCGTGCGTAACATCCGTCAGTGCAATGTAACCGCAGATAGACGTCTCCTTTAACAGGGTAATGAACTCGTTGCCCAGGGCAGGCAGGACATTTTTAAATGCCTGGGGGATAATAATATACCACATCGTCTGCACATAGGTCAGTCCCAGGCTTCTGCCTGCTTCAAACTGCCCCTGATCCACGGACATGATACCGGAACGGATGATCTCCGCTACGTATGCGCCGGAGTTGATTCCGAAGGTCAGAATCGCAACCAGCCGCTTGCTGACATCCACAGAACCGAACACGATGTAATACATGATCAGCAGCTGGATCATTGCAGGGGTTCCGCGGATAACCGTCAGATACAGCTTACAGATCACATTCAGAATTTTAACCACCAGTGGAGGACGGTCCAGCTTATCTGCAGACGACCGCACCACTGCGATCAGCACGCCGATGACAACGCCCAGAATAACAGCGAAAAAGGAAACAACATAAGTTGTTCCCAATCCGTTGGTGAAGTACTTCCACCGATTATCGGTTATAAAGTTTGCAATAAATTTGAGTTTAAAATCTTCCATATTATAATTGCTTTCCGATTATCTCTTGTAATTACTTTGTTACAATGATCACCTGGCTTGCTGTTGCATAGGTATCTGTGAAGTCTACGCTCAGCTTACGCTCATCTGTTACCGTCATGCCTGCTGCACCGAAATCAGCCTTGCCGGAAACAACTGCATTGACGATTGCATCAAATTCCATATCCTCGATCTTTAAGTCATAACCAAGCACATCACAGACAGCCTGTGCGATATCAGGATCGATGCCGACAACCTTCTGATCCTCATAATACTCATAAGGCTCAAATGTCGCATTGGTTGCCATAACCAGTGTGCCGTTGGAACGGTCTACACCTTCCGGAGAGGTATAAGGATGCTGTCCTGCCTCATCACCGATGTAGTTGGAAACGATAGCATCCAGCGTACCGTCTTTCTTTAACTGAGTAAGCGCTTCGTTAATCTTTGCAGTCAGCTCGCTGTTGTCTTTGTTGACACACATTGCATATTCTTCAGAAGAAAGCTCTTCGTCCAGAATCTGTAAATCATCATTCTTTTCCACAAAAGCCTTTGCGGGATTGTAGTCGATCACTACGCAATCGATCTTGCCCTGCTTTAATGCCTGAATTGCATCTGCGCCCTTGTTGAAACGTTCTACAGTAGAACCGTCGTTCTGTTCATATTCCGTTGCCAGCTGATCACCTGTTGTACCGAGCTGAACACCGATCTTCTTGCCAGCCAGATCAAAAGCAGCGGTATCTGTGCTTTCTGCTTCTGTGGAGGCTGCTTCATCGGTCTCTGCAGCTGCTGTCTCTGCCGCAGTGCTTTCTGCTGCAGTCTCTGTTGCCTGTACTGTTGTCTCTGTGGATGCAGAAGAACCACATGCTGCCAGAGAAGCAACCATGGCTACTGCCAATACGCTTGTCAGTAATTTTTTCATTTTCATTTTTCTTCTCCTCATTTCTGCGCACGTTTTTTGCGCATGCCGAGTTTGTGTCAAGTGCGCGCAGACACAAATCTCGCGATTGAAAAATCTTATTTTTCAATCTTCTCCTCTGATGTCTCCTTATTCTTTTATCTTTAGATTTATTTTTAAAGACATCTTTAAACGGGATTTCCTTTTCCGTTGTAATTCCGTTTCATGACATCTATACTATCACACTTCCTTTAAAAATCAAGTATAAATTTTCACAAAATATTCACTTTTTTACCTCTTTCTTGTATAAATATTCACCTGTATGTATATTATTCGCCGATATACATTCTATATGTATATTTATGTGTATTACACCTCGAAGCGCTCCACAGGCATCCGGGTCAGGGCTTTTGACTCCGACATCATTTTACACAACCTTTACCCATTCCTAACCGGATCGTGATATCTTGCATTGCTCAAATGACTTATCATAAGTCTCGCAATGAGGCAGACGGCATATGGCTTCAGGCATTCACTATATTTCATTCATCAGCCCGGAACAGGATACTTCCGGCATCAAGGAGGAGAAACATTATGAAAAACAAACTGATCGCACTTCTTACAATGAGCGCACTGGCAGTTGGCACTCTGGCAGGCTGCGGCAATACTGCTGCAACAGATACTGCAGCAAGTGCAGCTGACACAGTTGCAGAAACCCCCGTCGAGGCTGTCAGCACAGCAGCTGCTGAGGCTACTGAAGCTGCTGACACAGCCGCAGACAGTGCAGACAAATATGCAGATCTTTCCGGTTCCGTCAGCATGTCCGGTTCCACTTCCATGGAAAAGCTGGCAAATGCAGTTGCAGAAAGCTTCATGGAAAAATATCCCAACGTGACCGTAACTGCTGAGTTTACCGGTTCTTCCGCAGGTATCGAAAGTGTCCTGGCAGGCAGCGTTGACATCGGTAACTCTTCCAGAAACTTAAAGGACGATGAAAAGAGCGCAGGCGCCGCAGAAAACATCGTTGCAATTGACGGTATCGCAGTAGTTGCAGATCCTGCAAACAAGGTAGAAGATCTCACAAAGGATCAGCTGGTTTCCATCTACACCGGTGAAACAAAGAACTGGAGTGAGGTTGGCGGAGACGATCAGGCGATCGTTGTTGTTGGTCGTGAGGCAGGCTCCGGTACAAGAGGTGCGTTTGAATATATCTGGAGACAGTACCAGCCTAAAGGTGACTTGGTATTTACCCAGCTTCCGCCGAATGTTCAGCAAATTTTGTTAGGGGAAATCTTGAAGCAGGTGGAACAGGAACTGGGCTACCAGTACATCTGTGGAACCTACGAAGAAGGCAATGATGACGAAATGCTGATGGACGGCATCCTGACGCAGGCGGCAAAAGACGTTGATGTCGTGAAAGTCGCTACGGTGGGAACTACCATGTTGCAGCGTCTGAAAGAATTGCGTACCGCTATTCCAAGCACTTTGCGCAACAATACGAACCTGCGTATCCTAATGAGCGTGGAAGACTTCGATGAATATGACGATGAACTGACCAACCTTCCGAACAAGGGTAAGGATGCTACGGAGGTCAACGCACGCCGTTACAAAGGCATTCCTATCGAAGCATTGGCGCAATGGCCGCAAGGTTTGATGGTTGCCACTCTTTGTTCTTCCGGCACTGACGGAAACTTGTTTGCGGCTGTCAATCTTCAGGATGACGAAAACGTGATACAGATTGACAAGTGGGCGAATGCGAGCGAACTGTATTTCATCAAAATGCTGATGAAGGCAGATACGAATATCGGTTTCGGTGAGGAATTCATCGCGCTGGACTGGAGAGCAAACGGTGCGTTTAAGCCGGCAGCCGTTCAGGCAGCCAACATCGAGCATATTGACGAAACGGACGGTAATTGATATGGCTACACTGAAACAACTGGTCATCCACTGCACCGCCACGCCCGAAGGTCGTGAAGTCACAGCCGCCGACATCAGGGCGTGGCACACGAACCCTACCTCAAAGGGTGGGCGTGGCTGGAAGCAGGTGGGATACACCGACCTGTTCCATCTGGACGGAACGGTGGAACGCTTGGTGCATAACAATGAAGACTCCAACGTCGACCCGTGGGAAATCACGAATGGGGCAGCCGGATACAACAGTGTCAGCCGGCACGTTGTCTATGCCGGCGGATGCACCCGTGACGGGAAAACCGCCAAGGATACCCGCACGCCTGCCCAACAGGAAGCCCTTGAGGCATATGTGAAGGATTTCCACCGCCGTTTCCCGGATGTGAGAATCATCGGTCACAACGAACTTGCCGCCAAAGCCTGCCCGTCGTTCGATGTGCAGAAATGGCTGAAATCAATAGGTATTAAACAATAAAATGGATGCTCTTGAAATTACCCGGCTTGTTGTTGAAGTCATTCTGGCCATTGTGGCGGCCGGAGGTTTCAAGAGCATGACCGATACGAAGAAATACCGTCAGGAAGTTGAAAAGCTGCGTGCCGAGGTGGAAACCGCCAGGACGAACACCCGCAGCAACGAGCTTGAAAACGTAAAGAAGGCGATGGCCATCCTGATGGAAGAAGTGGTGGAACCCCTTAAAAAAGAAATCAATGCAATCAGAAGAGAAATGGCGCGGCTGCGTAAGGCCGTCGAGAAAGTCAGTGTTTGTCCCCATTCTGCTGATTGTCCTGTGCGTCGTGAGCTGCAAGGCTCCGAGGAACGGGACAGGGCTTCTCCTTCCTAAGCCGATAGAGATACCGAAACTCATTCCGGTGCAAATCCCGCCCGATTCCGCCTGGCTGCGTGCCTACCTGGCGTGTGACAGCAACAACCAGGTGATTATGCAGGCTTTTGAGGAACAGAAGAGCAGTGGAGCAAACAGCTCCTTGAAACTTAATAACGGGATACTGGACTTTCATGCCGTATTCGTGCATGACACACTCTATATCCCCGGAAAGGATTCACTGATTTATGTCCCGGTAGATGTGCCCGGTCCTGTGACGAATGAACTGACGTGGTGGCAGGAATTGTGGATAAAGCTGGGAAAACTGCTGGCTTCGGGAATTGGCATATTTGCAGTTGTCCGGCTGATTTTAAAACGGTTCAAATAAATTACGAATAAGACGGATAACCGTTGGCCGAGCTTATTCCGATACGAATCAAACGGTAGTTGAAACGAAATTAAATAGTATAAAAATTATGGCAGTAGAAGGATATGTTCATGGTAGTGACATGCTTGTCGGATTAATGATGGAAGACGCTTTTTCCCCGTTGGGTCACTCAAAGACCTGTACAATCAGTAATAAGGCGGAAACCAAGGAGCGTGCCGTAAAGCCGACTTTGGCAGATAAGGTAGCGGCAGCTAGCGCCGGCAAATGGAAAGAAAAATCGGTGAGCGGCCTGTCGGTCGAAATCAGTTCCGAGGGTTTTAAATTCTATGGAGATGAAATGGGATATGACAAACTCCTGGAGCTTTGGGAAAAGAGTGAACCTGTGACGGTACGCTATGCGTTGCGCGGTGAAGAAACGACGAAATACCGTGAAGGGAAGTTTCTCATTACAAGCCTGGAAGAGACATCTCCTTCGGATGATGACTCCACCTATACCATCTCATTGGAAAACTCCGGCCCGGTAGCGACCAAGACTGTTGCTCCGCAAGAATAATGTATCACCCTTAATATTTGTGCCATACAATGAATAAAGTAATCATTTGTGCAAAAGAATATCCTTCCCGCGTTACGATGGGGGCAATGATCGACTTCAAACGTGAAACCGGTAAGGATGTAAACGAGATCGGTGCTGATATAGAGCAGTT